ATCTAATATTTTTGCTTTTTGACTAATGCCAAGATAATTCATATAAGATTTGCCAATTTCTTCAAATTTTTCTTTTGCGTTTAAATTTACCCAATTTTTGTCTAATTCTTTAGTAACTTCTTTTTGTGTATTAACGTCATGTTGATATTGTATTCTTTTTGATAATGTTTCATATTCGGCTGTTGATAAATTTCTTGATAATTCTAAATCTGGATATTTTTCATTAGCATACTCTTGCAAAAATTTTATTCTTCCTTCTGCATCTGTGCCAAAAATTTTGTTTGCTTCTTCAAATTTATCAACTAATTCTTTTGTTTTAGAAAATTCTAAATCTTTTAAAGTTCTAGGTATACTACTATCAGAAATATCATTATTAGCAACATCATTATTTTCTATTGGATTTTCTTCCGTTATATCTGTAGATGGTAATAAAGGATTTTTTTGTAAATCTATTTGAATATGATCTGTGTTTTGATCTGTAGAAATGTCGGTAATACCATAATATTTATTTATTTCAAAATCAGTAAAACCTGCTGCTTTTAATTTTGATGTTCTATCTTGAAAATGAGCCGCAATATCAGCATCCGTAAAACCTGCTTGTTTTAATTGTAATGGTGTTACTTCAGCCATTATAATGTTCCTATTCTTTCAAGATATTCTGATATTGTTTCACCTTGTTTTCTTTCTGGTGTAGGCGTTGAATCATAATTATAAGGTCTTGTAGGATCTGAAAATTTTAATATTAAATTATCTCCTGTTGGGCTTAATATTTCCATATCATCATATTTTTTTTGTTTTGCATATGTAATAATTTTATCAACTATATAATTTGGGCTTCGTCTATCACCAAATAATTCAAACGGACTTATATTTTTTCTTTTAGCTTCTTTTATACCTTCTAAAAGTAGTATGTAAGATTCATATTCATTTCTTTTCAGTTGCGTACTAGTAGCTAAAATTCCTGTTACATCTTGTAATGTTATTGAATCACCATCAAGAAAACTAAGATTTGCTTTACCTCCTGTTTCTGCTTTAATTAATTTCATAGTGTTTCTAAAGTAATTTTTATATTCATCATCAATAACTTTTCTAGTTTCACCATATATTTTTTTAATTTCATTATATTGCGTTCCAGTAATTAAATTTTTTATATATGCTTGATCTACCAAGTCAAATTCTTGTGGCGTGTCAATAATTTTATTTTCAGCACGAATTTTTAATGTGGCAAAAACTCCTGGATTTTCATCAGCTTTTGTTATAGCTCCTTTTATTGATTCATCAAATGATTTTATCATTGCTAATTTAGATTTAGGATATGCCATGTTATTAATTATATTATTAGCTTGTTCTCTAATTTTTATTCTTTCGCTTGTGTCTGTAGTTAAACGATACTTTGTAGCTAATTCGCTTATTTCATTTGTAACATCTAAAACAGACCTTGTTTCTATTTGTTTATAAGATTCAGTTTGAATTTTTAATTTTTCTTTTGTATCTGCAATAAGAGCTTGTCTTAAAGGATCATTTACAGGAATATTTTTTCCATCAACACCTTTAATAATAAATTTAGTATTTGATAAATTAGTAAGCATGTGGCTATAATCTAGATCATTTGTTTGACCATCTGGAGAAAGAATAGTTTTGTTTTCAGATGCTTTTATTCTTAAAATAGCGTTATTAGCTATATCACCAGATTTTATAACAGCATTTTTGTAATCTTTGTCGTTTATTAATAATCCTTTATTAGGTAATAAAGTTCTATTATTAAATTCGTTATGAGCTGCTATAACTGCATTTACTGACTTTGCAGAAGTTAAAGTATCTTGAAAAAATTCTTGGGCGTAACCAAATTGTAAACTAGCATTACTAATTTTAACTTCATTAATTTTTTTATCTACATCAAAACCATATTTAGTATTTAATTGAAAATAATCAGCTTCAATCATATCTAAAACAATTTTATCTCCTTCATACATTTTTTTTACTGTTTCATAAGCGCCATTCATAGCGCCATTATAATTATCAGCAAAAGAATCTGGATTGTCTTGATCCATATTTGGAACATCCATTAATACATTTTGAGCAACTTGTTCTAAAATTCTTTTTGCTTTTGATGTTTTTGTACCAATATCTAATGTACGCATCATTCCAGTATGTTTAATATCTGTTGTGCCAAGTTTATTTGCTTCTGTAACAATAGTATTTCCAATATTTTTATAACCTTCTCCAGCTGCTAAACCAGATTTTATGCTAATTCCGCTTGTTACGTTGCCACCTTTAACTTGATACCTTGGAAGTTTCATGAAACTTTAACTCCTACTTTTTTAGCAATTTCTAAATTTGTTTGATAGTTTTTAACATTTGCACCTAACGAAATACCAGCGGCAAGTTGATCGTAACTTAATTTTGTCAACATAGAACCAGCTTCATTTTCTGCTGCAATAAGAGCATTATCTCGTTGTATTTGACCAAACATCCATTCTTCTTTTGCTTCGTCTATATCATTTTGCGCAACTAAAATTGGAGAGCCAGTAAATTGCACTCTAGATGCTGCTGTTCTTGCTCTTTGTTCACTTAACAATTTTGCTAAATTTTTGTCATGTATTATTTTATCTCTAGCGTTTTGTAATTTAGTGTCATAGCGTTTCCATGCTAAATTATTTTTTATTGCTTTCTTTTGCTGTTGTTGGCCTAAGATTGTTGTAACTGTTCCTAAAGCCATCAATGCTGGTACAAACCAAGCCATATTTTTACCCTCCCCTCTTAATCGCTATTTACTAATGTTCCTGTTATTGCTAAAACAGTCATAGGCAATGGTTGTGTTTGTTCAATAACAATTTGACCATCACGATCCCAACCTAAATTTGTAACTCTTTTATCTCCTGTAAACGCCTCTATAGGTTCTCCCATTGGCGTTGCTGAAGTTCTAAATGGTATTTGATCGCCATTTATTGTTGCTCCAACAGTTTCAAGTAAACGAACAATAACTTCATTATACCTTTTTCTTCTGCTTTGAGAAGTTCCTGCTTGACCTCCTGCTTCAGTTTTCATAGTTTTTATTTTTGACACAAAACCTAATCCTACTTCAATAGTTTTTGTTGCAAATGTACTAGGTAAACTTATTGTTACAGCTCCATTAGTAACAATCTGCGAAGGATATACAGCATCATCTATAAGTATTTGTACTGTTTCTCCTTCTAAATGATCTAAAGATGTAACTGTTGTTGTTGCACCTGTTACAGTTCCTGCCAAAGCTGAATCTTGATTTAATGTTGAATCTAAATATTCTACATACTTTACTGTAGAACCATTTATAATTCTTTCAACAATAATCCAAACTTGATTTTCAGACGTTTCTGTTATTGTTGTAACGCTAGTAACTTTTGCGTGTTTTTCGTCTGTAGTTGTTAATCTTACAGTATCTGTACTTTTAACTGTTAATAAACCTGTTCCTTGTGGCGAGGTTTCAGTAACTGTTACTACTGCACTTGATACTGTTGCAGTAAAGTCTGCATGTCCGTTAATAGCATTTTTTAAATTAGTTGCTGTAGTATTGTTATTAGTTTCAACTTTAAATTCATCTGTACCTGCTGTTCCTGTAGTAGATGTAAATACTGTTGTAGTCCCATCTGATTTTGTAAATGTTAAAGTTTTATTAGATTCAATATTGTCATAATCAGATACTGTAACAGTACATGATTGTTGTATGCCACCAAGCAAATGCCTGTGCCAAGCAATAACATCTTCTTGTCTTTGATATGTCATTCCTAATAATGCGCCATCTTCTCTAACCGCCCAGTATATAGATTCTGGTTCTTGCGCATAATCAACATCTACAATTCCATCTCCAGTAATATGATCTGCTAACAAACACATATCAGGCGCTGAATAAGCATCATCCTCAAAACGATATGTAAATTCTCTTACTTTTTTCTTTTGTCTTTGCACAAATAATACTACATTACCTATTTGTATTGGCTGGGTTGTAAAACCACCATAGGTTGTTTGTTGTGTTATTTGTACATTGTCAGGTTTTAAAGGTTCTCCAGTTGGTCTGCCTACTTTAAATTCTCCACCTGCTGTTCCAACAATCAGATCTCTTGCAGGTGCTAACCATCTTATTGTGTTTACTTTGTTTGCTGCAATAGTGTATATAAAAGCATCTGCAGCACTAGAATCATCTACGTCAAAATTTTCATATAACCCTGATTGACTAGCCCATATAGTTTGTGGATAACTTGTAGATCCTCCAAATACCAATCTTTGTTCAAAAAAAGATACAGTTTCTGGAAATCCTGTTGTATCACTCCAATACCCTAACTGCCAAGAAGCAGTTGCATCTGTATTGGCAAACGCTTTTGTTATAGTACAAACAACAACTGTAGTGTTTGTACGAGCTGTGATTTTAGCTTCTCCACTATTAAATTTTAAAATTCTGCCTACATCTGTTGCTAAAAATCCACTTCCGCCATTTATGCCTGTTACCGCAGAAGCTGTAATATTAACGCCTGTTCCTGTTGATGCTGATGCAGGTGTTAAAGTTGTAGTTGTTGTATTAGCATCTAAATAAGGCCCAGTTGTTCCAAAATCAACTTCTGCTAATGTCCATGATGTATGACCAGTTCTGGATAACTTAGATGGTTCATGTTCAGGATGAACTATATACATTACATCTGCCGATTGTGTAAATTTTAAGTCAAACACTTGTGCTGTTGTATAGCTTGTAGCTATTTCAAAAACTTTTTGTGCTACACCGCCTGAACCATATGCAGTATATCCAGTAGAATTTATTCCAGATAATTCAAATGTATTAGTTGTTACATTAGCAACAGTATATCTTCTGCCATTAACTTCTGTCATTCCTACTACGCTATTAATATATACATGATCGCCATTAGAATAACCATGAGAACTAGCTGTTACTACCGCTGGGTTTGCCTGGGTAATATTTGATACTGTTTTATCAGCTTCTACAATTTGGCCATTGTCTTTAAAAAATCTAATATATTGATCGCCAACCTCT